GCGAAGGAACGTCAGGACAACTACGATAACCTGTCGAAGTCGGCAAATTTTGCAGCGTGTAAACGCAAACCCGGTGAAGCTCGTGGAGCAGGATCCTAGTCAGAGATCACATTCAAGATTGAGTCTATGGGGCTGCTTGAGAATCGCGGGTACACCGGTCCAAAGGATGCAATTGATTTAGCAATTGAAGAATTGGACCACAGAATGGTCGCAGCCGGTTTGAGGGGTGAGATTTGATGGATGATCAAATCAAAAACCTTTCAGTCCGAGACATCAAGAATTATGAGTTATGGGCTGATCAAATCATTTACTGGCGAACGCATCTGGACTGTTTTATTGAAGAATACTTTCAAATCAAATTGAAGGACGTCCAGAAAATTGAAGCCAGAATATTTGGTTAGCGCGAGGAAATCTATTTTGTTCAGTCTCGTGGATTTGGTAAGACATGGTAGACGGCTGTATGCTGCTTGGCGATGGGCGTCCTCTACCCCGGCTCTCTGATCGCGGTTATTTCCGGAACGGCAGAACAGGCTACACTTGTTCTGAAAAAGATTGACGACTATTTCATTCGGAATGAAAACGTCCTTCGAGAGATTGACGCAAACGGACATGCTCCTGTCCAGCTCAACAGAAGCAAAGGCATTTGCAGGCTGAAGAACGGAAGTAAGATTGAATCTTATTCTATTGGTACTTTCCGTGGCGCTCGTGCAAAGATCATTGTGATCGACGAGGCACCGGAAGTTAAAAAAGAAGATCTTGAGGCAATCGCAAAACCTGTTCGTAATACTACCCGAGATAATTGCATTCAGCTTGGGATTACAGATTATCCGTCCAAGATGATTTCAATTACAAGCGCATGCTTGAAGAGCAATTATTTTTACGATGCGTTTGTTGATACGCTCAGAAAAAACAGCAAAGGCAGGACGGACTGCTTTGCTTGTGCTCTTGACTATAAAGCTGCCGCACGAGCCGGCATCTCCCCTATGAGCTTCTTCGAAAAAGAACGAGAAGATCTTCCAGCCGAGAAATTCCAGATGGAATATGGAAGCATATTTTTAGGTGCGGAAGCGGGAAGTGTGTTTCCATACGAACTCACAGAAAAATGCAGGGTTCTCAAAGAAGTGGAAACGGCAATGCCGGCAAAGTCAAAAGCAGAATACATTATGGGTGTTGACCTCGCAACCTCGAGTGCAAAAAAGGCCGATAATGCTGTTATCGTCATGATCAAGCTTATTGAGTGTGAAAACGGTTCGTATATCAAAAAAGTAGTGAATATTCGTTCCTTCCATGGCAAACGTTTGGATGCCCTAGCAAATGAAGTTAGAAAACTTCTTGTCAAGTTTCCAAACACTTCTAAGGTCGTATTTGACCATAGAGGTCTTGGCGATGCGTTCCCACAATTCATGTCTCAGCCGTGGATTGATCCAGAAACACAGAAAGAATATCCGCCTCTTGTATTGGATACTGAGCGGAGTATGATCAATAACGCAGTTCCGCTACTTCATCCTGTTGTAGCGAATAATACCGTAAACCAGCAGCTTGTATCTGCAACGACGATTGCGCTTGAACAGAACACACTTGAACTTCCAATACAGTCTCGCCTTATTGTTGACAATAAGATTGTATGGAATGATGAAGAGGAAGAGTCTACGACAAAGAAACTTACCGTAGCCGAGAAAGCGATTTTCCAAGAAGCTGACGCAATGCAGATCGAAATGGGTAACATTGTTGGTAAGTCCACTGCCGCAGGAACGGTCATATACGATACTGCGAAGAGCAGTCAACACAAAGACCGTTATTCTGCATTGGCGATGGCGGTACAGTATATTAGCACAATGGAAGATTACAGGAAAAAGAGACTACTTGCAGGAGCACAAACTGCCTGCATCGGAGTCGTTACTAAATTTTAAGGAGGTGACGTGCCAATGGGCATTTTTGATAGATGGTTGAACAAGCCTGCGAAACCTGCACAAATTCCGGTCAAGCAGCCTCCAGCCGAAGTTACTGTCGCGGCCAAAGATGACGAAGCTGTAACCGTCACCTTCAACAATAAAAACATCACTTATAACGGAGAGCTTGCAGGACTTGATTATAATGCGATTCTTCGTGATAAGCAGAACTACAACAATATCCAGAACCTCTTTGCTCTATCTGATTACTACACGGATGCAGAGCCTTTGATTCGCGGAATCATTAAAGAGGTCTATACCCCATTCAGTCTTTCCGAAGACTGGAAATAGATCGGCGGAGACAAGAACAAGAAGAAGCAGCTTGAAGAATACTACAAGCAGATTCATCTGTATGATTTTATGGCAAACTGGTTTCTTCAGTTCTTCAAGTATGAAAACGTCTACACCTATCTGAAGGAAGACGGCAACCTGTTTACATTGCCTGTTCACCTGATTCGTATTTCAGGAATTGCTGTAAACGGTGAACCCGTTCTTGAGTACAACTGCCGCAGTGTTCGTGACGATATTTATCAGATGGGCGTTCAGGCTCAGAAAGATTTTATCGATGACGAAGATACAAAGGTTAAATTCAGTTCTCTCCCGGAAGAAGCAATTAAGGGCGCTGAAGATGGGCTCGAATGGGTGCAGCTTAATCCTGCGAACACATTTGTTTCCCAGGGACTGAAAGAAGAATGGCAGCGTTATGCGGTACCAATGATTGCATCTTGCCTGATGGCGCTTGCTAAGAAGGAATTGATCTCCAATTATGAGAACGCACTTCTGAATCTTGGCATGCGTGGGTTTGTCCATGCAAAGTATGGAGATCCTAAGAATGATATTCTTCCGGACATCGCCGCACTCAATGCTGTATCTCGTGTATTCCGAAGCGCCATGACGGGAACTGCTTTGGCTGTGACAAATCACTTGGTCGATGCTCAGTTCATTCAGCCGGATACCAAGGACATGTTTGAATATGATAAGTACAAGGGTGTCAATGCAGATATTCTAAGTGCAGGAGGAATCAGCGGAATTGTTGTTAGCGGACGAAGTGAAGATGGCAGCACATTTGCAACTGCTCAGGTTTCTATGCAAACAGCAGCAATTCGAATCAAGCATGCTCGCGATAATTTCTGCGAGATGATGAACCGTGTCAACGCAAGGCTCAATGGAGGCGGTGGTGGTAAAGCTATCCCTCATGCTTCCAACGATAAGGTGCCAAAGTTCACTCTGCCTCCTGTCGATCTGACTGGCAGCAAGGCATTCCAAGAAGCTTGCATGAAACTCTACAAAGAGGGTGTTCTCAGTAAGGAAACTCTTCTCACTTCTCATGGTCATGACTTCAAGCTTGAGGTTGAGCGTCGTCAGGATGAGATGAAGAACGGAACTGACGAAGCACTTTCTCTTCCGCGCACAACTTCATCTGCTCCAAAGGATGGAAGCGGAGAAAGTAGTGCAACACAGGGTCGTCCAACGCTCGATGACAATGAACGAAACAGTGATCCGGCAAAATCACAAACCGGGCGTCAGCCGAAGGGAAGTAACCCTGAAGGCAGTGAAGCCCAGACATAATGGATAACAGCCTCGGATGGAATACTCCGAGGCTTTATCAATATATCACCCGACAAGGTGACAGCGTTCCTCCTAGCGCAAGCCGCCTTTAGGGAAAGGATGAAAAAGTATGGAAGCAAACAATCTATACTTCCTCGCATCCGACTTGTCAATTTCTCAGGAGAAGAGCAACGATATCTTTCTGGTGATCGATATGCGTATGCTCTCAAGCCGCCCAAACAAAAACAAGGAGGGCGTGACAGAGGCATTCATCGACGAGATCGTCGCGAATCAGGAATACTATAGTTGTTAGCCTCTGTATGGAGACATCCAACGCCTGAAGGCACGAGATTTCCGAGGGCTTACCCATATGCAGAATCGTATTACGGGAGCGTTTGGAACGACTCAGGTAGGCGGAATGCTGAACTTCAGAAAGGTTGAAGACGAATACGGGATTTCTCTGATTGGTGAAGCAAGAATTCCGAAGAGAGAACGAACAATCTGTGAACGTGTGATTGAGTTATACGAACGCGGAGAGTTGAATTTTTCTTTTGAGATTCGCTACACAGAAGATCACGTTATCGAAAAAGATGGAGTCCTTTATATCGATGCAGCAGAACACAATGTTATCACTGGTATGGCCATTGTATCTGTTCCTGCATATGAAGAATCCTTCGCCCTTTCTTTGGTTGCAGAAGAAAGAGAAGTTGACAACTCCGATGAGGAAGTCAACAAAGGAGTTGAAAACATGGACAAGGCTGAAAACATTGTGACCGAGGAGGCCATCGCGGAAGAGACCGTCGTGGCCAACGAGGAAACAAAGCCTGAAAACACATCCGAACAGGCTGTGGCTGAAACTGCCGAAGTAGAATCCATAACGGAAACTGTAGAAGCAGTCGCAGAGGATGCTGTTACAGAGGACACTTCCGCTGAGGAAGCTGTCGCGGAAGAGGTTGTCACAGAAGTGACTACCGAAACTGTGGCCGAAGAATCTGACGATCCGGAAGATGAAGATCCAAAGGATCCGGAAGAAGCCGATAAGCCTGATGAGGAAGAAAAGCCTGCAAAAGCAGAGCGAACCGTTGCTGAGCTGGAAATGGCTTTGGCAAAGACTGAAGCGGATTGGGCTGTAGAACATGCTCAGTTCATGGCACTCGAAGCAGAGATCGCAGATCTCCGTGCCAACAAAGCTGTTATGGACGCCGAGATTGAGCGTCTGCGTGCCGTCGAGGCCGAGCTGGCTGCTATCAATGCCGCTAAAGATGCTGAAGAAAAAGCTCGCAACGAAGAGAAAGCTCGCCTATTTGCAGAAAAGCAGGGACTCAATACACAGGACGAAGCAGTTGCTTCTGCTGTGAAGAGCCTTGACTATAAAGCTATTGCCGAGCTGGCAATGGCTCAAGAACCCGCAATCCCGGCTCCTTCTGTCAGCGTGGCTGGCTACGCTGCTACGGAGTCGATGAAAATTAAGAGTAGATTCGAAAACGTGCTCAAACGCGTTTCTGAATAATATGAGGAGGAAATTGAAATGGCTGGATATATGACTAAGCTTCAGGGCTATGTGTACGATGGTGCGCATGTTGCCGCTGAGAAGCTCCAGAATGGCGTTCTCGCCGAGATCACCGCTGACGGTGTTAAGATGTAGGCTGCCGGTGACGCGAAGTTCCGCGTTGCTCCGGACGGCAAGACCATGCTGTGGGGCATGCCGGCTCTGACGCTGGATGTCGTCGAAGCATGCAAGGAGATCTTCCTCGTGGAAAACGAGTGGGATATCAATGACAACGAAGAGTACAACACTGCTATGTATGAGCTGGCCGAGGGCAAGCTGGTGCGCATGCATCGTCTGCTTCCGGGCGAACAGTTCATCATGAGTGTTGCGGAAGACGTCTACAACGCTGTGGAAATCGGCGACGCTATGGCTCCGGCTGCTGGCGGCACCGTTGCTAAGGCGTAATGATTGACAGCAATGAGGTGAACACATATGGAGAACATCAATATTTATCAGGATTCCAATGCCGTAAAGATTCTTGCGGCTCAGGCGCGCAATGAGAGCGTCGATTCCAATCTGGTTGCTGAGACCAATGACCTCATCAAGGAGTAGGCCAAGGATCTCAACCCGATGAACAAGTATAAGATTGCTCAGCTCGTTGGCTTCACCGTGAATGAGCTGAAGAAGCCGGCAAGCAACTATCTGGCGAACATCGCCGATGTGAAGAATGTTGGCTTTGGCCAGAAGGCTGAGTTCAAGGTTCGTATGCCTGGTATCCGTGCATTCGTGCAGGCCAAGGGTTCTACGACCGCTCGCTCTAAGGTCGCCAACAAGACGATGACCCTTGACACCGTGAGCGTCTCTGCTCGTCCGGTGATCAACATCGTCGAGCTTCAGACTGGTCAGGCTCAGATGAGCGACCTGATCGTGGATGCGACCTATCAGATGGCTCTGGCCGAGATGGGCCTGATTCAGACCGTTCTGAATGACGGATGCAAGAACTGGGAAGCTCCGTACTACGGTGTTGGTCAGGGTCTGGTTAAGGCTACTCTGGATCCGATGATTCGTCATTGGATGCGCATGAGCAATGGTGCTCCGGCTCTGCTGGGAGACATCGAGATGACTCACAAGCTGGCTGACCTGACCGGCTTCACCGCTTCTGCGGATATGAAGCAGTTTGCTCCGGACATCATCATGGAGCAGAATGCGGCTGGTTACATCGGTAAGTACAACACTGCCAATGTTATCAATCTGGTCAACCCGCTGGTTGAAGGCACAGATAATCCGGTGCATGACATCAACAAGCTCTACATTCTTCCGGCTGGTGTTGACGCTTCCATGCGTCCGCTGAAGGTCGTCTACGAGGGCGGCGTCCAGTCTCAGGAGCAGAGCAATATCGACGACAAGTCTTACGAGATCCGTCTCGATCAGTACATCGGTGCCGGTATGGTCATCGGTGAGCGTCCGTACATGTCCGTGTACGTTGATGAGAGCCTGTAATTGAAGGCATGATCTGGGGAGGGGCTTCCCCTCCCCTTTACTTTTGACTTAAAGGGAGAAGGAAGAATATGGCAGAAAAGATTAAGGTTTATAACCGACAGAAATTCAACATTGGCGTTAAGCTGCTGGACAAGAATGATGGCATCAATATTGCCCCGGGCAGTTTTGCATAGATGACCTCAGATGATATTGAGTATATCATGTCAAGGTCAAACCTCTTCCAGAAGGGTTACCTGCGCGAGCAGGAAGGAAGCACTGTTGTTGCCGATACGGGCATTGACACCGTGAATGACCCGAATTTCCTCGACGATGAGATGCTTCGTAAGAATCTGGCTCAGTCCCCCAAGAAGCTTGGTGAGTGGCTGGATACGGTAAATGCTGAACACACCATGGATCGTATTTATGATGTGGCGATGAGCATGGATCTGCCGATGACCAAGCTGAAGGTTCTCAACGAAAAGATGCCTGACCGAAATATTCTTGGTGAATAAGGAGTGATCTGCAATGACCGACATGATCGAACTTGCTCATGAGTAGTATGATCGGATTCAATGGCAGACTGTGCCAGATGATGTAACTCGTGAGGATCTCACCGGATTCATTGCGCGGGGCATTCGTGATCTGTATGTAAAAACAGGACGAGCGGCTGTGTTTTCTGAAGATATGTTTACACGTTCTGGAGATCTGTATAGCTCATTTTCTGAAACGCTGCCGTAGGACGAACAGATGTATGCTCTTGTGACGGCAGAGATTGCGTTCTATACAAAAGTGCAAAAAACCGTTGACACACTTACAAGTTACAGCACAGACGCGCTTTCTGTTACTCATGGAGATAAACCTTTTGCAAACCTCCAGACAACTATCGTTGATCTTAAGACAGAGCAGCGACAGCTTTGGTACAAGATGACGCGCTATCATCATCTATAAGGAGGTTCTAAAAATGCAAAGTGGTTTGAAAGTAAAAGTTACATATAGGAACTCTAAGTTAGAGCCAGTCAGTACACAGCTATACTCCATTGAAGACTACACCGAGATGATGCGAAACGATCTTCTCAAGATAATTTCTGATGTAGAGGATTCTTTCTACGTTGCATGTGGAAATAAGCATCGCGATGAATGGCCGGACGAACTTTGGAGTTCATTTGCTCGGATTAAGCACAAAATCCTTGACAAAGCTGGAGATATTGGCCGTCTTCCTGAAAACCTTGTAAAGGCCGGTGATTGATATGCCTGTAACATGGGAAACCCGTGCAAGTATTCAGGGAGCTTACGAAGAAGTATATTCTGTTAAAAAGCCAAGTACACGAGATTTCTCTCTTCCGCCAACGATAGAAAGTGATTTTGAAAGATAGCTTGAGTACGATCATCCAAATCATTTCACATTTGAATAGATTGAAAACTGGTACAATCAAGAGAATCACAAGTACATTCGTGCAGCTCAAACCGCTATCGACTGGAAATCAAAAATCGGCAACTCCGATATGTCAACGAATTTCAAGGTTGCTAAGAAAGATACCATTCATAAAGGTGATATGGTCATCCGCGAAGATGGCGTAATTTATCTTCTCAACTGGAATGTTCAAAATCATCCAAACAATTGGTCTACTCAGAGTACTGAATGTAATGCGAACATTGAGTTCGTGCGCAAGGTTCCAGATAAAACAGATGAGAATGGTATGTAGATTGTTCCGGCACATACAGAAATCATTGCATCTATGATTCCATGTATTCACACTGAATACGCTGGCCGACCGGACTATGCTGCTGCCCCGGGTATTCCCGGAATAAATGCAGATCATTTAATCTCCGTCAATCTTCAGTGGAACGAAAAAACAAAGAATATTATGGTAAATGATGAATTCGCACTTGGCGTATTTACGTATAGGGTCATCAATATTTCTATCGCGGAGGTTCAGATTGATCAGGAATATGGAATCCTTACACTAAATGCAAAACGAGTAGCAGGCGGTGTTCTCGTTGAGTAATGGATTGAATGTGTTCTTTGATGAACAAAAATGTCTTGAAGAAATACGTGGGCACTACGAGTGGTGCTTGGAGCAACTTGGTAATCTTCTGTTGAGATGGATGCAAAGCGAGGTCATAAAAACTGTAGACGGTAATGGCCCCGGCAAACCAGAGTGGCGCGAAAACATGAGAAAAAAGATCAAGGTTATCAGTAAAGAGATTTCCGATAAGCAGATATCCGTTAAAGTTGGCATTAGTGAAGAGGACATGGTCTTTACTGATTTTGTTCGTGCAATGGTCGTTGCAGCTGGATCTGGCAGCGAAGCTGGAAATCCTCCAATTGAAGCTGGTCCTTAGGGGCGCATTGTATTCAACGATGAACTTGATAGGCAGCATGCTTCGCAGGTAGAAGATCAGTATACTCTTCCGGAAGGATTTAACCAGGAAGGAAATGAATTTGTCGCAAACGCGATAAAACGAATGCGAACATATGCTCCGCGCTATGTAAAGGCACTAAACAGAAGAATTATGGAATCGATAAAATCCAATATATACTATACAAAAAAGAGGTGATCAGCTTGAGATACGTCGCTAAGACAAGGACGTGGAAAGATAATTGGAACAACATTATCCGAAATGTCTTATTTCGAGATGAAGAACTTCTTACTCTTATGCTTGTTCCTGATGACTGCAAAATAACACAGTTCATCGATAAGTATTTCGTTGAAGATGAGACATCCGATGAAATCATTACCGACGAAAAAGTTAGAGTAACATATTGCACGACAAAAGGTTTGGACACAGGAAACTCAAACGTAAAGCTTCGATTTCTTGAGTTCGATATTTATGTCAGACAAGATGAACTTCATACGGCAACTCGTGATAGACTTCAGAACAGGTATGATCTCATTACAGAAAGACTGAAGTATCTACTGCTTCGCAATGACCGGATAGAACATATGCACTATGAATATGAAGACGAGTACAATCTATTCACGAAGGTCGTTGGATATCGTAGATATCATGTCGTTTTTTCATTCAAAGTTTCTATTTGATTTATTTCTGGTTTCGTTTTAGGAGGAGCGTAGCTGGATTTAAATATATTTTTCAAGGAGGAATTGTCTCAATGAATAAGATTGATTCTCTCGGCTATGTTGCCGACAACCCCAATATTGAGTTTGTTCGCTGCGACGGTCGTGTGTTCTCTTATGACGAAGTCAACACTGCGAGCGTGAGCAACACCCGCAACTCTTAGACCATCAACGGCGGATGGTCCAACTTCCCGCTGGCCTACATCGATACGGACTCTACAATGGAAGTTACCTTTGCTTCTTCTCAGTTCGGTCTGGATATGTTCGAGATGGCTAGTGCAACGACAGCAGTCGTTGGCGACGTTGGCGTTCGCGCTTCCGCTCGTTACGAGGTTGAGGACGGCCTGAAGCTGACCATTCCGATGGAGGTTCAGGAAGGCTCCGTTTACATCAATGGCCTGACAGAGGGCGACGCCGCTGCTGCTGGCACCTACAAGGTTGAAATTACTGCTGCTACTGCTGATACCGCTGGCTCTACGGTGATCACATTCGCCGAGGGTGACGTTGTTGTTGGCGATACTCTGCGTGTTGCATACAAGCGCCGCGCTGTCGAGACTGCCGTTGTTACCGACCATACTAACGCAAAGACTGTTAAGGGCGAGCTGACCCTGACATGGCCGGTTTACTCCGCTGGTATTGACTGCACAGAGAGCACCATCAAGGGCTATCTGCACCGTGTCTTCTATCGCGTCCGTGCGACAGCTATGCCGGGCTTCGACAGCTCTTACAAGACTGCTGCGACCAACTCCATCACTTTCGCCGCTATCGACCCGAAGCGTGCTGACAAGAAGATGGCCGACTGGATTTACGAGCCGCTGGATGAAAACGGCGAGATCGTGACCAAGTCTGAGGGCGACGTCAACTGGAACTAATGTTCACGGAGGGGAGTTTTCTCCCCTCCTTCTTATTTTTAAAGGTTAGAGGTGTTCTGTATGGAACAGAAAAAGGTCCCATCAAAGCGCGTTGAGAAATTGGATGTCCCAACTGCGGAATCAAGCGTTAAAGAGATTCCATCTATAGACATGCAGAAACGTTCTGCTCCAATTATGGGGAATCCAGAGAATAGCGTTATGATTGGTAATCGGCTTATAGAGATTAAGCCAACAAAGCTAAAGTACCAGAGAAACGGTATGGCTTCATTTTACAGGATGCTGGAAATGTATCCTCTTGCTGACCTGCTTCTATATAGCGAAGAAGTCTTCGGTAATGGAAAAGACGGAGATAAAGCCGTATTTGATTTTTTGATTGCCGCAACAGATGACCCAGATTTGATCTCTGAAAACTATGACGATCTCGATACTGGCGTCGTTGAAAAAATCCTTCTTATTTTCCGTCGTGTCAATAAGATCGATGAGAAAGAAGAAAAGCAAAAAAAAACGATGATCGCGAAGAAGGATTAACTCTCGATAAGGCTGTGGCACTGATAGCCACGCATCTTGGCATTGTAGATGAAGATCAGATTAACAACATGTCTTTCCTCTTTTTTGAAGACGTCCTTGAACAGCTTGGCAAAAAGCTTACATATGATGCGATTGTAAATTATGCAGGAAACAGTTTCTGTGAAAAGTCTTGGGAAATGATTTCTGAGCATAATCCGATTACAGCTACAGATTCTAATAAGAATGGAAAGAAACTTCTGGAAGGATTGTCGATCAGCAATATCAAGGTTGCAAAGCCAGGTACGGTTAGAAAGGAAACAAAGGTTAATGGAACACAAGATTGAAGTAAAGAGCACAGTTTTGTATAAAGACGCCGAAAATTGTGCCAAGGAAATAGCGGAGCTTATGATCCGCAAAACGCTCGGAGGCCAGATGATGATTGATTTCAGGCGACCTCTGTTTGAGTATTATTGTTTTGCAAAGCATTTCACAGATATGGATCTCACTTCTTACCCTACTATGGATAACTGGAACGAGGTATATGATGAGCTCACTTCTCAAGATATTTCGCCATGGGACAGTGGTTCATGGCCTCTCGTCCAAGAGCTTCTTGATAATATACTTTTTGAAGAAGAACGTAGGCACAAAGAAGAAATTTCCATTGAAATAAATGCCGCAAAGCTAATTAAAAAGATAGAAAAGAATATCACTTCCCCTCTCAAGCGCGACATGACTGAGATGATTATTGATCGTCTGCTTAAGGAGGAAGCTTGACGTAAAGGATAAAGGAGTGCTTGAAGATGCCGGATACGGAAAATAAAGTTCTTATTGGCGAACTTGGTCTGGACATAAGTGATGTTGTTGATGCTTAGAGTACGCTCAAGACTACATTCAGTAAGGACTTCCAGTACATTGACGTTGAGACGGTTAGGTTTGTTTCAAAGATTCAGAAGGAATTTGGAAAGCTTGACGAAAAAACGTTGGAACAAGCCAAAGCACTCCTTGCTTCTGCGAAGCTTGCTAAAGCTCAGGAAAAGCAGTATGAATCGCTTGGTAAAGCAATCGGTGAGCTTGTTGCCCATATGGAAGCTGTTGGTAAAGAAGCTGATGTAATCAATCAGATTTATCGCATGTTCGTACCATACAATCAGAAGCTTGCTGATTTATTCAATGAAACTGCGAAGAATTCTTTCAATGCCGCAAGAGCCATGGAAGGAAGCGCAGCAGCACAGCGGCAACTTGCTTCTGATACATCAAAAGCAAACCAGACACTCAGGGAACAAAACCAGCTTTTGAATGGGCAAAATACACCACCCGCACCTGTAAGCAAGCCGAAACCAAAAAAAGATACAGAGCAAAAGCCAACTCCCGTATCTTCTCCTGCCCCACAAGTTGACGATGCCGCACAGAGTGCTGAGAGACTGAGCGATGCTGCGCAGGACGCAACACATAGTGTGAGAACCCTCACGGACGAATTGAGTAAGCCTGCTACTTCTTCTCCTGCTGCAATGGCAGCTCCTGTTGAAGAAGTAAAGGAACAAGCTCAAAAAGCGAAGAAGGAAGTTCTTTCTCTCGGAAAAGAAATCAAAGGTATTGGTAAGAAAACATACAACGATAAAGAACTTTCTGGTCTTGATAAAAGTCTTGAACAAACGTATGCCAGTATCTATGGATCAAAAGGAGTCGAGAAGGTTACTAAACTTAACTATGAAGATGTTGACCGTTCACTCGATTCAGTAAAAAAGAGATACGAAGATTTCTTCTCCGATATTTTTCAGATGTTTAGAAATAAGAATCTTGGGGAGCTCGGTTCTTCTATTTCTAAACTTATGAGTCAAACTAATTTTGAGAATGACAGATATGGAAAAGCAAAGGATTGGCGCAGAGAACTCTTTGAAGGAGTTGACCCCAAGACATTTGATGACTATCTTTCGAAGATTCTTGATGGGACTGTAAGTGCGGATGCTGTAAAGGCTTTTAAAAAACGCATCTTGCAGATTGTTGAAAATGCCAACAAGATGAGAGATGAGATTGAAAAGAATCTTGGAGAATCTTATGCTGCTGTAGAAGAATATCGAAGCAAAGTAAAGCCAACCAAACCAACTGAAGAAGTGAAACCTTCAGAAGAAAAGAAGAAACAAAACATCGCGATCCAACATTTGGAAAGCATTCTGAAACTCAGAAAAGAAATTGCTTCGGCAGGCAATGCAAGTAAACCTCCTGAAGAAAAAGAGCTCCAGCTTTACGAATATCTTGCTAATTCTCTTATTCTTGCAAAGCGAAACGGTGATACGACTTTCATTGACGAGGCTCGTGCAAAATATAAGGCTCTCTTTGATGAATTCGAAAACGCAAAAGGAATCCCTCCCTTACTCAATCTTATCATGGATGGAGTCGATGGAGCTGAGAATTTTATATCCGGACGTAGAGTCGCGAAAGCTGGAGGCCGCAATGATAAGGAACAAAGAGAGCAAGTAACACCCAAGAAGCAATCTTCTGCTGAAGCCGCTACCGAACACGCCGCTGCTCTTATCAAAAAGATGCAGCAATTAAAAGATCTGATCCAGAGCATGGGAGAAATACCTGTAGGTACTCTTGATTATTCGAGAGCAGAAGGACAGGTTAAACAATTGGAAGCGGAGATTCGTGGCCATTACTCTACGCTACAGAATCAGATTGAAGGCAGTGAAGAAAAAACAAAAGCTCTTGCAGCAGTAGAAATCAACAGGGCTTCTATCCTTGAAGAGCTTACTTAGCAGCAAAGAGCTTACGCCACCTCTCTTGAAGATATTGAAAATAAAGATGCTGACAATAGCATTCTTAAAGAACATGCACATCTTCAGGAAGAGTTGAAGAGTCTCAATTCAGAGCTGATTACTAAGCGTTTCGAAATCGCAAAGAAGAAAAAATAGCTTCACGGTGCAGAACAGAGAAACGAGCCGGCAGATGTAGCTGCATACAAACAGGAACTCAGTGCGCTCGAAAAACAGAGTGCTGAAATCGAGCGGCAAAAAACTCTGCTTCGTGAAAAGCTGGATCTCATCGAAACAATCCAAGTTAAAGAGACTCCGAAAGCAGAAGAGAAACCTAAGAACGACAAACCTCAAACGAAAGACAAAGACAAGCCGACGGTTGAAGTTCTTGAGACAGATTACGAAAAATACGGCACTTCTAGTAAAAGACTCATTGAGGTCTATAAAACTGAAGAACAAGCGCTAGGAAATCTTGTTACTCTTCTTAAAGAAAAACATCGGTATGAAGGTCTTATCGAAGAGCGAAAGAAGCATGGTTCCGATTCTGAGGAGTATAAGAATCTTTCGAAACAAATAGAAGAAATTGAAGCTTCTGGAGAGCTGACAAAAAGAATTGACGATGCTTCTAAGGCTCTTGAAAAAGCGCATTGGTCTCTTCTTGGCACCCGTAAAGCTGGAACATCTGCTGAGAGAAGCATGCTCAAAAATGCCATTGCACAACAAGCTGTTCTAGCGATTAAAGAGCTGGAAGAAGCTGGTATTAAGATTGAAACCATAATATCCAGAATTACGCAGACAACAAAACAAGGATTCCGTAAAGCGGTTGATGGTGCAATCGGAAGCACCAAGCGAGATCAGGCCGCTTTGCAAGATACTTTGTTTGCAGGTCCAGCAAATAGACGAGGCAAGAATGCAGCAAAAGAAAACGAAGGCAATACTAAATCTGCTACAGACTATATGCAGAAAGCGATTAATGCTATCAATGCGTATAATCAGGCCCTTGAAGAAAGAAACCAGCTTGAACTAGGATCGGCAGACTGGAGTGCAGCACAAGGAAAAAGAGCAAAAGCTTCTGCTCAAGTAAGATTAGCTTATACTGATCTATGTACCAAGATTGAAGAATCTGAGGAAAAAACAAGTTCTATCCAAAAACTTGAAGAACATCGAAAGAGTATTCTGGCAAAGCTTCCAAAGGAACTTGAGAAAGCAAACGCAGAACTTGAAAAGCAAAAAAATGCATATCAGAATATTGAAGAAGAAATAAAGATTCTCGAATCGAAGAAGGCTGACGCAGAAAAAAACAAGGATACAACTGCTGTTAGGGACATTGAAGATGAGCTAAGAAAGAAAAAGGAATCACTTTCTCTTACAGAACGTACAAGACAAGAAGCCGAGAAGAATGTCAAAACTCTCCAAGGGCAAATCAGATTTCAAAAAATCCTTAATGCTTGGATTGAAAAATCTTCAATACTGAAAACTGTTGTTAAACCAGGTAATCAAAGAAACCGTTCAAGGTCTTCTACCAATTCGAATGTAGGAGGCAGCAGTACTGCCCCTGAAACGAAAGGTCAGAAATCAGACTTAAATAAAAAAGTCAATGAAATCAATTCAGCGGTTGATACCTATCTCAGGCGAACTGGCGACCTTTCAAAGTATAATGAAGGTTCTAAAAAGTATAAAAAAGCAGAGGGCGATCGTGCTGCTGCTCTTGAAACAATTCGCAGAATATATGCGGAAATTAACAGTGAAGTTGAAGATGGAGAACTGAAAACAAAAGCTCTTGCGGATATTGAAAACCATCGTGCCAAGAAACTCGCAGAGATCGAAAAAAACAGTAATGCTGATACTCATAAGGATAAAAAGGCAGAAGATGCTGATCGCGCAATTAAAGCTGCTCGGAAGCAAAAGGCAGAGCTTGATAAACTGAATGCCGCTTTTGACGGAAAGATTCAAAAACAACAGGAGACTGATAAGGAAAATCAGTCAGAAAAGAAAGAAGATCCATCTGAGAGACGAGTCTCACACCGACGCAAGAAAAACACGGAAGAAACCAATGAGTCTGCTGATGCTTCGAGAAATGCCGCTGAAGCAAAGCGCGAAGAGGCAGAAGCCCAAGAGAAGCTCAACGCCGCCGTCGAAAAAGGTACGAGCGAACAGAATAGATCTCGGCGAACATCCAGAACCACTTCTAGTAGTAGACGCAAGCCCACTCAAGATACCAGTTCTAGCGTAGATGAGTCTTCAGGAAAATCTCAAAAGAATACTCCCCCACGCCCTTCATCAAATAAAGAGATTACTCAAGAAGAACAATATGTCAATCTCCTTAAAGAACGTGCTTATCTTCTGAAAGAGTTCTATGACTATCAGGAAAAATATCTGAAAGCCGATGACAAGTCAACGGTTGAAAGTTATAAGGAACTAGCTCTTCTTAAATCTATTGCGCTTGACGACAATGCTCAAGCGCTTCAGGCAATTGAAAAAGAGAACAAGGCTTTGCTTGAACAGAAGGCGGTACGCGATGCCATCCTGTATGTTACTGACACTCAAGCTATTGGTGAGCAGAAAATTGCGAATGCACAGAAAGATAGCGGAGTCAAGGAACAGAAAGCTGCTGTTGATCAGCTTTCAAAGGCGTATGCTCAGTTCTATAAAGTTCAAGAAGAGATGGCTCGCACAAAGCCAGATACCGAGCATTACCGTAATCTCGAAGAGGATCTGAGCAAGGCGCAGGAAGGAATTCTTGATGCCATCTCTGCAATCGACGCTCTTGACGTAAGCACCGGAGCTAAAGAAGCGCTTGTTGCAAAAGCTCAAGCAAGCGCAGAAGTTGCAAAAGCAGCGAAGAAACTCCGCGACACAACCGCAAAAGAAGCGGACAAGCAAGTTCAAAAAGAAGCTGACGCTATCAAAGCAGCTTCCGATGCAAAACGGAAATCTGCTGAAGATGCGAAGAAGGCGCGAGAAGACGAACGTAAAGCGGCCGAAAAAGCTGCTGATGAAGAGGTTCGCGCTTACGAAGAAGCCGAAGCAAAGAAAGCAGCCGCACTCGAAAAGACAAAGAAAGCTCAGCAAGAATACAATCTCGCCGAGCTGAAGAAACGAAACGAAGAACGTGCCGCTTATGAGAGCTGGTGGGAACAAGCACTTCTCGATCAAGAGAAGGAAATGTTTGACGCTCCGGAAGCAGCAGTCACCAGAATAAAAAAAGCCTACGAAGAACTCTTCAAGGTTCAAAAGAGACTGGAAGCTGCCAAGGAAGGTACGGCAGAATATGACTCCCTTGCCGCTGAAGAGCAAAAGGCTCGTGAAGCAGTCTCTGCTGCCCTCGCTTCTGTTGATGCTCTGAAAGCGTCTGAAGCTGCCAAGAAGGCTTTGATCGACGAAGCTCTCGAAGCTGCTCGGACAACGAAAGCATATCAGGATCTCCATGCCGCGAGAACAAAGGCTGAAGATGTTGAAGCGAAGAAACAAAAATCTCCGAAGGACATTGCGCTTAACGCAATCAAGGAAGAGATCTCCCTCACTTCTCAGCTCAACGATCTGAGGAAACGTCAAGCTCAAGAGAAGTCCGCCTCTGGACGCGCTGAGTACGATGATAATATCCGAGCCATTGAGCAGATGATTGCTGGATACCGTGAAGTTTACACGGAGATCCTTCGCAACAATTCCGAACTGCTTGAGAACGAAGATATTCTTCGCCAGCTTGTCATTCTTGAGGATCGTATCCGCAAGGGTGAAAAAGACGTAAATAAAGAACGCCAGAAAGGCAATGCCCTACTTGGCGCTCTCGCAAAAGTTAAAGAAGGCTTCCTCCTCTCTGTTGGCAACGCGGCCTACAGAATGGTGGAAGATTTCGTTGAAGACAAGATCCGTGAATTCTGGACAAACGGCTGGGAGTACGCTCAGAGCTACTACGATCAGCTCAATGAAATCCGGATCGTTACAGGACAGACTGCTGAAGAGGCTGCTCAGATGGGCAAAGTCTATCGCAACATGGCGAAAGAGATGAGCGTATCTTCTACCGAGATCGCTTCCGCTGCGGTTGAGTTCTGGCGTCAGGGTCTTGACGAAAGCGAAGTCAACAGCCGTCTGAAAAATACAACTCAATATGCCAAGATCTCTGGTCTTGAATTCCAAGAAGCTGCCGAATTGGTCACGGCGGCTACAAACTCTATGAACCTCGACGCCCAGCGCGTCGTTGACGTGTTTGCGTACTTAGGTGACGCATCGGCCAGTGGTAACCCTTTAATCAGCCACCTTGCACAGCGATGTGCATGAAAAATTCACTTGTTCGGGAAAAGCCCTGAGAAGGGTAATTCCGATGTAGATATTAGTATGGATTAGATTTCTCCTTGAATGTAGATTGTGATTTCTGGAAATCTTGCTTTTGCAATATCGCCATTTCTGTATGTCATAACAATATGCATTCCGGTTATTTGATCTTCCCAGCACATTGTTACACTGTTTCTGATAGCATCAGCTTCACGAATATTTGAGGGTGTTGCAATTTGTTTGTACAGACCTTCATATGCATTTACAGTATTGATGAAGACATTTGAATTATCAATTTCTTCACCGAACGGACATTTGTATTCAAGAGAGATAGCGTAGCTCAATTTTCCATCAAATGATGATAAATAGCTTCCATGAATTCTTTCATAAGAGACTCCATCTAAAACAATGTTCTCTAATGAAAAAATATGGTTTTCATTATTTTCTCCGTACTCATGGATGTTTGATAAGACTGTTTCTGCGTTATCTGAGCAGGAAATAAACAGATTGCAGATATTCTTATAGTTTTTATCTTGAACAATCGAAGTCATCAGCTTTTCAGGTAAAACAAGAATATTTTCACCTAAAGCAGGGATATAACTCAGAAACAGGATCATAGCAAATAGAATTGCGACAATATGCTTTCTCATGAAGTCAACTCCAATCGCACTAATATCTACGGTAACGACTGCGGTCTATGCAGTGATGTATAGGCCACGGTGACACCTGCCTGACCAGCAGGTGAAGATACAGTCTGCCCTGCAACATATCTAATCCAAGTTGCAGAGACAAGCCGAAAGACTTGTCCGCCTGTGAACACAGGTCATAAAAGTAACAGAGGGGCCGACGAAATCGGTACTGCAATGCAGAAAGCCGCTGCAACCGCTGACGAAGCTGGACTCAGCTTCGAGTGGCTCGGCGCATATATTGCAACCATTTCAGAAAAAACACGTCAAGCACCGGAAGTCATCGGTACTTCCCTTAACTCCATCATGTCCCGTCTTCAGAGTATCAAGCAAATGGGATACAACGAGGAAGACGAGACAAAGATTAACGACATCTCCAAAGCACTGAACAAGATCGATGTTGCCATCATGGACAATGAAGGCAACTGGCGTGACATGAGCGATATCTTCATGGACATCGCCATGCAATGGGGAGATCTTGATGATAAGACTCGTTCTTACATTGCGACGACAATGGCAGGAACTCGTCAGAAGAACTACTTCCTCACCCTCATGAATGACCTGAGTAAGGTTACGGATGAAACCGGTGAAGTAAGTCGAGCCATGGAGCTCTACGAAGGAGCGATGAACGCTGCTGGCTCTGCAGCCGAGAAGTATGCCATTTACGAAGAAAGCGTTACTGCGGCAAATGATAGGATGAATGCTTCCTTTGAAAAACTCTATTCCCTATTTAGTTCCGAATTCCTTAAAGACTGGTATGACTTCTGGGGCAACGCCGCTGAAGGGATCTATGATATCTTTGATGATACTGTAGATTATACTCCAACCATTTCTTTCTTTCAAGATCAATACACTTGGATTGAGAAGCTGCGTGATGAATATGTTCAGCTTATGAACACAAAGAATCGCACAGAAACTCAAGACAAGAGAATGACAGGCATTCTTAATGAATTGACAGGTGGAAACAGAATTCTTGCCGGAACGCTGAAGACAAGCGAAGGTAATTATATCAGCGCGACAGATGCAGTCGAAGAAATGAATAAAGAGCTCGAGAGAAATCTAAAACTCTTCAGGGGTTATTCTCAACTCAGTTTGGCTGATAGGATAAATGATGTAACAAAAATTGGCAAAGCTCTCGACGACTGGGAGTCCGCAAAACAAGTTCCCGTTATCGACCAGATTATTGCGATGGCTGCAAATGGACTGAATATCAATCTGGAAGATGAAATCACTGATTCTCAGGCTAATGCAATTGTCGATGAAATTGAAAGTCTTCTGTTCAATGTTGATCCAAATTCTTTCGGCGATGATTATCGTAGCCAAATATATGCAATATTCTACCCTGATGGAAAAATGAATCAAGAGATTTATGAAGCATGGGTGGACTGGATAGATAATCTGAATGGCGACCTACTTAACGGAATCAATTCAATCAAAATTGATACCTCTGCCGCCGAGGCCAAGAATGTTTCTAAAGCCTTTACAGACAATATCGATGCTTATCTCGAGAGTCTATCGTTGACGGACGCATTTGAAAATGCTCCAAAGAAGACACAGAAAGCTATTGAAGAAATGGCTCAAGAAGTCATTGATTCCATCACGGAAGAAGATTTTGTTGATGAGGACGGAAATAGAAGAACAGAAGAAGCTCTTCTCGGGATTGTCTTAGGCCGTATGAACCAAAAGGTTCAGGGATATGTCGATCTCATCGAAGCAGCTCAGAAACTTTCGGCAGATACCGGTCTTCTCAGTATTGATGACATTGCCTCTGTGCGTGACATGGGCTATGATGAAGAGATCGCCGAGCTTCAGAAAATGATCAACGAATACAACGCAAAGAACGGAACTAGCAAAACTCTTGCTGACATCATCACCGAAGCGATCAATCCGAAGGGCTTAAAAGATCCTGAGAAGGATATCGTTGATCTCCAGACTAAGATAGACAACCTGTACAAGGGTGTCAGAAAATCCATTGATGATGCAAAGCTTCAAGCCAATCGCGACGGCGGTTGGGCAACCGAAGTAGAGGCACTTGGTAACGCATTGGATGAAGCCGATCCAGAGCGTATTCAAGGAATCATCGACGGCTTTGCTAGGATGAAACATGATAGCCCTGATTATTTCGAAGCTATGGCCGAAGATCTGGATGGTTTGAACGAGGTCATTGCCCTATTCTCGGACGGAGACATCACAGAGGCAGACATCAACAAGGCGCTTGAGATCTTCAACAATAGAATCAAGTATGCGAGTGAAAACGGGCAGTCTGCTGCCGAAGCAATCAAGGCAGTTAAGGAAGAGCTTAAAGGCTCCTTTGATGAGCACGAGATTGAAGAAGCAATGGATAGTAACTTCTCTGCTCAGAGAGAAGCGCTCATGAAGTTCCTGCCAGATGCTGATACAGGCAAAGCCCTCGACACGGAAGGAATCTTCACCTACCTTTCAACCTTGACCGATGGAATGCGAGAGGCTCTCTATGAGTTCTATCCTCCTCTCGAGGAAGCACTTGCCCTCATTAGCTCCACAGATCTTGAGGATCAACAGGAAGGTGCAAAACTCTTCGCTGAAGCTATCGTTGCCATGGGCGATGCATGGACTGTGTACGCTGAAAAGTATCGTGAAGCTCAAGAGCTTGAGATCGATGATGATGAGGGTCTTGCGATCATGAAAGACCTCTCTAAAGAATTCGATACAAAAGGCATAGATGGTTACAAAGAAGCATTCACGAAGCTCTCCAAAGAGGAACAGGAATGGGTCGAAACTAACTCAAAGGCTCATAAGAAGATTGCCAAATCTTGGGACAAAACCGAAGATGGAATCAAGGACACAACGAAAGAGCAGAAAAAGCTCAATCGTGAAGTCAAAAAAATGGAACTTGATTCCATGGTAGAGGCCGGAGAAATCTGGGAAGAGGTTGCAGATATCGCTGATGAAAGCGTCGATACTGAGCATGAACTTATCCAAGCATACGGAGAATTCCAAGACAAGCTTGATGAGATTGTAGCAGCTCAAGGTGATTTGAATTTTGTCATGTCTGCGACAGACAAGACGACAGACGAATACTCAGACGCGATCAGTAACCTCGAAAGTGTTTGCGGATTTGCGATCAACTCTGAAGAAGATCTTGCAATGGCGCAGCTATTCCTTGCAAGTCAGATGGACACCGCGACCATGAGTTCTGCAACTCTGCTGAATTACTTGATGGGCATTTCTGGTTCCACGTTTAATGCGGGAACTTGGGAGGCCGAGCTTGCTGCTCTTGCGGCGAGCGGAAACTCTGCGGCGATTTGTATGCAAAACCTGATTGCAAACATCAAGGCAGTCGACGGCGCGAGAATCAACTATGCGAACGGTGTGTTTAGCGTCAGCGGCCTTGGAAGCGCAGCAATTCGTCGTTCTGGTTCTTCTGGAGGCGGACGCTCCTCTGGCGGCGGTTCTGGAAGCTCTGGATCTGGCAACGAAATGTCAGAGATTGAAAAGATGCTCGACCTTATGGAGCAAATTCAGGATATCCGTAAGCATCAGATGGATATGATCGCAACCACTCGTGATTACTACGAGAACCAAGGTTACTTTACTACGGCGATCAAGTATTACGAAGATGAGCGCGATGCTCTTGAGGAGAACACCAAGGTCATCGAAGAGAATATCAAGAAGATCGAAGCGATTCTCCCCGCGAAACAAAAAGAAGTTGCGGCAATGTCCACTTCTGACAAAGCATATGAGCAGGCAGCGAAAGATCTCGAAGCTCTGCAAAAAGCTCATCAGGATTATAGTCTTGAGCTCCTTGAAAACAAAAACTCTATTGCGGAGTTTAACGATTCGATCAAGGACATGCAGAACGAAATCAGAGATGCTGAGATAGAACTCCGTGAGACGATCCTCGAAGCTATTGAAGACCGTGAAGAGCTCAACAAGCGCATGCTCCAAGGAAGGATCGATGTTGAAAACGAGATCCTCGATGTGATCACGAAGCGCTATGAGAAAGAACGAGACCTTGCGATTAAAACTGCTGAAGCTAAGATCGAAGCGCTTGAAGCAGAAAGCGAAGCACTTGACGAAGCGCTACAGAAACGAAAAGAAGCTGCTGAGCAGGAAGACAAACAACTCAAGCTGGCTCAGCTTCAGGCACAACTTGCACGAATCAGTGCAGACCCGACCAGACGTAAAGAAGAGCTTGAGCTGAGAAAAGAGATTCAGGAGCTCCGTGACGAGATGGCTTGGGATCTGGCCGAGCAAGAAGTCGAGGCGCAACAGGAATCCATCGACCAGCAAATCACCAGTCTTGAGGATTATATCGAACAAGTTGAGCAGTATTACGAAGACCTGTTTGAGCATCCGCAGAAACTCCTCGAGGAAGTCAAAACTATCATGGCGAAGACAGATGAGGAGATCCTTGAGTTCTTGAAGAAGAACAACGAGGACTACGCAAACTCAACAGAAGCCATGCAACAAGACATGGTTAATGGCTGGAATGAAATGCTCATGGATATGCATGGCAACATCAAGACCTACTGGGATGAAGTTGAGCAAATTATTGCCGGCGGAGATGATGCGATTATCGAGTTCCTGAAGCAGAACAGCGCAGATTACAAGGCGGCTGGAAAACTGCAGGCTGAAGCATATGTTGACGAATGGAAGACACAGTTGAGCGATCTTAAAAAAGCCTATGAGGATTTCTATACGGAAGTCAAGAATATGAACTATGAGATCGTAAAGCCTTCAACGGGAAGCAGCAATTCTGGAGGTAGTGGAAATAGAGGAAGTTCAAGCAAGACCAGATTTAAGCTGGTTATAAATGGAAACTACACGATCCCCGGATTTACTTCATACGATGATGCTCTTAAGTATTTCAAAGATAATTATCAGAGCACTGACTCGTATGATATTACCCACTATGCGAGAGGCGGCCTTGCCAACTTCACAGGTCCCGCATGGTTAGACGGTACACCCTCTGCACCTGAACGCATCCTGTCTCCGTATCAGACAAAACTGTTCGAAGACATGATTGCAACACTTCATCAAATCAAGGTCACTGTTCCTTCCCTGCCAACAGGTATTTGGGATGGAGCGACAAACAATAATCAGGCGATTACGTTCGGTGACATCATCCTGAACGTGGATCAGCTTGCAGAAGACGCCGACTATACAATGATCGTCGAGCGCCTCATGGAGGAAATCAACGAACGTATGATACGAGGTATGGCCGTTGGTGGAATTCGAATTACACGATAAGGTAAAGGAGCGGCTCGAAAGGGTCGCTCCTCTCCCTTTTGAAACTTAAAGGAGGAAGGCCAATGGACGGATTTAGTTTCTGCGGCGTACATTGCAGCAAATTTGGGGTTGGCTTTATCCCCTCCCCTGCGAAACGCATGTAGAGTACGCCGAGCTTCAAGCCGATTGAAGAGACTGTTGCAGAACATCCAGGCGGTTACTTTTATGGCAACCAAGTAGACATTCGCGAATTTGTTCTCGAGTGCTACTTTGAAGAAATCAGTGTCGATACATTCGAGCGCATGATCCAGTGGCTTCATCGGGATCGCGAAGGCAAATTGATCTTTGACGACCGGCCATTTGTGTATTACAATGCGCGGCTTGCTAAGGTCGTTGAAGGAAAAATATATACTGCAAACCATGAACACAAGTGGGGTACTGAAACGCTTTATAGCGGAACCATCACCATCACATTCAAAGCCTACGATCCTTTTGGGAAAATGACGTGCATTTCTTATGATGAGTACGATGAAGGCGCAATGGCTCGCAGCGGAATCATTAAGACAGATGAAATGCCGCCATCCATCCTGCCTTCCGTTGGAGATTATCTTGTCTACAATCCCGGTACGGAGATTACAGACACGGTAATCAGGATCGCAGGTACGGCTCCTAACGGGCTGACAATTACAAATCGAACAACAGGCGACGTATGCAAGATCGTTTCTCTCCCTTCCGCTCTGATACTTACAATCAATAGCGAGAGCGGAGCGGTGAGTACTTCAGACGATCCAAACGGGTTCGCTTTTGAATATCATGACATGGGATACATCCGGCTCGCCCCTTGTATTCCTTATGAGAGAGATGTGGCGGTATCTTATATCGCTGGATCAAACATAATCAACTTTACAATCTTTGAACTCAGTGAAGAAAATATCGGGCAATATATCCGGCTCAATGGAGAATGGCTTCGAATCATTTCCGTAAAAGGAAAGAGTGCTGTGATCAGTAAGAACATGAACGTGACGTCCGCTGAATACACGACGCTTGCGACGATGAACGAGATCTCTATCGAAGGCGAGGGCGCAGAGCTTACGCTGTTTGAAATGGAATACGAACCATGCATCAGATAAGGAGGACATGAAATGGCAAAGAATCCTCATGTGACGCTGGACGTTTTTGATCACAATCGAAAAAAGCTATGCTCTCTTTACGACTCCCGGACGAAAGCAAAAGGACAAGCTTATGGCATCGTCTACACCAACTAGATTAACGGGCAGAAGACGGTGACGTTTAACATCCCCTTTTAGCTGGATCAGAAAAGAAACTTCCGCTGGAATTACATCAAAAGCGAGTATCTACTGAAGCTGAAGATTGGCAACTGGACGGATTGGTTTATTATCAGCAGCCCAAAGAAAAATAGAAACAGCCGCTCAATCACGAACTCAGTAACATGCGATCATTTGTCCATGATCCTTAAAACCAAGAACCTGTATATGACATTCGATGATGAGAATGGAATCGGTACGCTTCAGTATCTGATGGAGCAGGTGCTCAAGGGAACAGGCTGGAGCCTTGGCGTAACGGATACTTTTTATGAACGCGACGGAAAGACGGAGAAAATCCGTTCCATCTCCAGCGAGGGCAAAGATGGTGCATATAAGCTGACCACTGACATCTGCAACCTGTTCAATGCTTATCCAGTATTCAATGGTGATACAAAGACTGTGGATATCTTCTCCCTCAACAATAAAGGGGAGCTCTTTGAAATTGTGATGGGCAAAGATATAGAGTCTTAGAGCGTGGAATTCAATTCCAGCGACATCATTACACGGCTCTATGTCGAGGGCGAATATGGTGAAGACGGCTATGTCGGTATCGATGACGTAAATCCGACCGGCCTCTCCTACCTCATGAACTTCGATTATTACAAGAGTCTTGGCATGTTTACAGATGAACATCAAGCAGCTCTTGATACGTATTACGAAGAGATGGGCAAAAGCATTGCCGTGATCAAAGAGGTTGCGACAACCGTCGGAGAAAAAGAAAATAGACTCAATAATCTATGGGGCCAAATCAATTATGTCCTCTACCCTATTGAGAACGGCGAAGTTGTCAAGAAGATTGTAGGAGGTTCTGTAGCCGCAGAAAAGCTAGAGATTCTCCAAGGAAATGAACTGACTGTTTAGATGGATGACGGAACTTACCGTGAAGAAGTCGCGGGTGAAAATGGTAAAGTAAACTTCTAGGAAACTGACACATACGCGATCAAGTTCATTACTCGCCCGTCTGGTCTTATCGGCGCGAAAGAAGTTGCTGTCGAAGCAAAAGAAAAGCTTATTGACAATCTTCTGAAGCGAATTACCGACACGACAACGGACGAGCGTAAGGCAGACTACAACAAGCAGATTGAACAATATAAAACAGAAATCGCGGAACTGTATGCCGGAAACGAAGAAACAGACGGTCTTTATAAATTGATGCATGAAGCTGTTGATCTCTGCATGGAAATCAACGCACTATACTATGATCGTGAAACAGCCCTAACTGCTCAAGAACGTGTTGAGGCTGATTTTCTTGCGGCTATGGGCGACATGCTCAAGGAAGGATATTGGAACAACGACAACTATGCGCTTGGTCAGGAGCAATTCCTCTATGAGGATGCTGTTGACCTGATGAACAGAATGGCCTTCCCGGAGGTTCGATATCAAGTATCCCGAGTGTCTTTGGCTACGCAGTTCGGATATCGGTCTACCGATATAAAGCTCAACATGCAGGTAAGGGTTTATGATCCAGACCTTGGCGTTAATGACACCGTATACGTTTCGGGTGTGTCGCTGTATTTGGACAGTCCAAAGGATGACACCGTTGAGCTTTCCAATGAAGATCTTACAATCACCGGCCTAACGTTTGACAGTATTCTTTCCAGAATGACAAAGCTGGCAGACCTTATCGACCAGAAGAACTCTTTGTATGACCGGGCGCAAGCGATCACCAAAGACGGCTCAATCTACATGGAACGGCTGGAAGGCACAATCAACGTTCTCAAAAATCAGCTTTCTTCTGTGGTGTCCAGTTGGTACACAGACGAAAACGGAAACATCATATTTGAAAGCCACACCGGAAAGAGCGCCATGATGCTCACGGGCGATGGCTTTATGATTGCCAATGGAAAATTGGACGATGGAACATGGAACTGGAGAACTAAACACCATTGGTTCTCTCTACAGTAATGTAGAAAAATAAAACTGATTGAATTGCTGGGAACCCCTTAGAGACATGTCGGCTACAGCGCACGGATGAAAAATGCCGCAACGCGAATGCTTGAAAACGATATGGATTGGGAAATCAGCAGCCAAGCCTCGAACAGAGGAAGGTTCAACGACTATCCCTTATGGGAGTAGGAAAGAATTAGTCACTCTTTCCGAAGTGGTCAGCCCCTGAATTTTTAGGGTGAAGATATAGTCTGCTCTTACGTGAAAGCGTAAGGAATTATGCAACAAAAAATATATAAAGGAGTGAGCAGATGATTGGGATTTATGCGATTGTAAATTGTGTTAATGATAAGGTTTACATTGGCCAAAGTATGAATGTTCAAGATAGACTCGCTCACCATAAGAGTTCTTAGAGACATGGAAGACACGAGAATGATCACTTGCAAAAATCATGGAACAAGTATGGAGAAATGCACTTTGATTTCATAGTTTTGCAAGAATGTGAGGAACGTTATCTTGATGACCTTGAGCGTTATTATATCGAACTCTTTTGCTCAATGAATCGCGCAAAAGGATACAACTTGGAATCCGGAGGAAATAAAAACAAGCGCATGTCTCATGAAGCAAGGAGAAAGATGTCGGAATCTAAGAAAGGAAAATACAACGGAGATAAGAATCCGATGTATGGTGTTCATCTCAAACATTCGGATGAGTGGAAGAAGAAAATGTCTGAGCGAAATTCGGGCAAAGGAAACCCAATGTACGGTGTCCATTTGACGATTTCAGATGAACAAAAGAAGAAAGCATCAGAGCGCTTCTCAGGAAACGGAAATCCTTATTATGGTAAAAGGCATTCTTTGGAAACTAAAGAAAAGATGCGAAAGAACAATAAATTCAAGAAAGCCGTTATGTGCGTTGAAACTGGCATTGCTTATGATTCTGCATGCGAAGCAGGTCGTCAGACAGGTGTCTTTAGTGATTCCATCAATAAGTGTTGCCACGGCAAACAGCACACAGCAGGCGGATTCCATTGGAAATTTGTTGCATAATGACGCACGGTTGACTACCGTTAAGCGTTAAACATTTGGTTTGGTACAGGTGAAGGTTTTACTGCGGACGCTATCATAACAGGTTACCTAAGCGCTGACCGCATTGAAGCGAGATCCATTACAGTAGACAAACTTGAATCTGGTGTTGGTGCATACATAGATCTCAGTGAAAACAACTCAATCAAGATGGTCGTTGAGTCTATGGCAGACGATCTTATTCTCAAAGGAGATGTTCCTCCGGAGAATCCCGATGTCAACGATCTCTGGTTGGATACATCCATTGAAGGAAGAGATGTGCTCAAGCGTTGGGACGGAAGTCAGTGGATCGAGACGACACTTACGCAGGAAGAGATTGATCAGATGAACACGACGCTCTCTGAACAGCGAGCTCAAATCGATCTCTTGGATGAGAGCATCAGTCTTCGCGTGACCCAAGAACAGATGAACACGAGCCTTGAGAATAAGGCAGACGCCGACTGGGTGACCCAGAAACTGGAGACTATCATACAGCAGACTGCCGAAGATATTACATTCCAGTTCAACCAGAGCAAGGAGTTCGTTGTTGAATCCACGGGTCCTTTCCAAGAATTCATGCAGGAAGTGAAGTCGTACCAGCGCTTTACTGCCGAAGGCATTGAGCTTGGTCAGTTGAACAGTCCATTTATTACAAAGCTTGGAAATGAAAAACTAAGTTTCATTCAGGACGGAGTCGAAGTCGCCTACGTTCAGCACAACAAACTCTTCATTACAGAAGCACAGGTTACTGACAGTCTATCCGTTGGCACGGACGACAATGGTTATTTTGACTGGTACATCATACCAAACAAGGTTGTGAATGGTGCTGTGACAACATTTGGTGGCATGGCACTTAAGTGGCGCGGATAAAAGGAAGGATTAAGGATGAGCAACTACACAGCAAAATATACTGGAGACTTTGGTACAAACTCAGCGGGTTCTTCCGGTCTCAGCACCACGCTGACAGGCACTGCGTTGCCTAGTAATGCAAATATCATTAGTATCACGTACAGCATCAATATGTCATCAGGCGGATACTCTTCATCTCAGGTCTGGGAACTGCACCATTTTTATTAGAGTGGCGGCTCACCTTCCGCATCTCACAAAACTGTTCAGATGACGGGAACCAAAGGCACCGTATCCGGAAACATGAACTTTTCTCAGAGCGATGTCGGAGTTTTTGATGGATCTGTTACGTTGTATGCCAAGGTAAACACCACGCATTCTTCTACCTCCTATATGAAGGATGTAACAATTACCGTTACCTACAGCATTGGCTACGACTCTTCTTCTCTTTCTCTCTCAAGTGAATCTGTAGACGCAGGTTCATCAATCAGAGTCAGCGTGAGCAATTCAGACATATCTTCTGTTTATCATAAGGTTCAGTGGTCATGCGGTTCCAAGACGGCAACAACAACAATGTCTTCGGGATCAACAAGCTCGTCTTATACAATTCCGTAGAACTGGTGCGAAGAGATTCCGAATGCTACATCTGCGAAAGCTTCCGTTACTGTGGAAACCTTTTCATCCAGCGGCACTTCATATGGCACGCAATCCAAGAGTTTTACAATCAACGTCCCGTCCAATATCGTTCCGACGATCAGCAGAGTAACAGCAACGAGAATTAACAATGATGTTCCTTCTGGTTGGGATATGTACCTTCAAAACAGAAGCGGCGTAACGCTTACCGCGACCGGCGCTTCATCCCAATACGGAGCAACTATTTCTTCGTATACATTTACGGGGACGGTATCTGGGACAGAAGTGTTTTCTTCTACACAGAGTTCTTCAACCGCGAACATTTCCCCTGTTACTTTCAGCGGAAACATTATCTGGAGCGTTTATGCAACAGATTCCCGAGGAAGAAAATCTTCTTCTGTGTCGGTATCAATCAATGTACAGGAATACATTCCTCCGACAATTCAGGCGGCACTAGCATATCGTTGCCTTGCTTCTGGCGAAACAAACGAAGAAGGAACCTATATCGGGGCACAGATGAGCTGCACCTACCACACTATGAATGGACAGAACTCAGTAAGCATGCTGTGCGAATATCAGAAGAATGGCGATTCGACATGGATATCTGGAATTAACAATATGGAAAATGACGTCGCCTATGTTATGGGCAACGGTGCGGTTGATACGCAATACACATATCAGGTTCGGTTTACTGTAAAAGACGCTTTCTCTACGGTCACAAAAACAGTGGGTGTTTCTACTTCTGTTTGTACGATGTTCTTTAGAAACGGCGGAACGGGCATTGGAATTGGTAAAGTATCGGAACACAATTTTGCTGTGGAGTTTAATCCCGACTGGCTAATCTACTATGGAAAATACAATCTGCGTCCAGTTGTGTTCTCATCGAGTCAGCCGACAGATGGGTATGAAGGCTTGATCTGGCTCTGTCCAAAGGAGGCGTTGTATCAGTAATGGGTAGTGTCACAATGTCCTTTTCCAGTTCTGGAAGAGCAACCTCGACATATAACGTCCAATGGTATAACGACAATATAGTAACTTCGTTTCCGCTTGGCACAAAAGTCACAACTGTTGATTTAATAATCAATTATGGACTTTGTAATGATTCAAGTTCTTCTGGAGATCATGATATTTCCGTTCAGCTTGAAGCCGGTGCTGGAGGACAGTGGTACGAGATATGGAGTGGTACTTTATTTCTGAGCGGAAGAAATGGAGACGGAACACGAGATTTTGGGACCATAGCTATTCCATCAGCGTATCAGGAAACTTTTGCCAGAACTGGTGTTGCTGACGTAAGAGTGTACGATGACGAAGAAAGCGGTCTTTTGATTACAGCAACCAGTAACGGTACTGCTACGTTTACATATGATTATGATCTAATTGTAACCGTATATCCTCCAACTGTTTCACAAAATAGCAATGGGCAATATGTGGTCAGTTGGCCAGCGGCTTCTTTGGAAAACGGAACTGGGAATGTGACATATTCCCTATACTATGGACCAAACAACACACTGGCCTATAGCGGAACATCGAGAGGCGCAACCATTACGATCCCTTCCGATTATTATGGTATTTCCATTCCATTTACAGTGGTGGCTGAATACTCTGGAATTACAGACTATGCCACTACGTATTTCACAGCAAATTATCCGTCTGTTTCCGCACCATCCAACCTTAAGATCAATGGTAGTGATTCCTACACTGGACAGAACATTCCTTTGACATGGTCGGCATCCACTCTCTCGTATATAGATGGAACGATCACCTATGGAATTCTGGTAAACGGAAGTCAGTTTGATACCACAACGGAAACAAGTTATACCATTTCAGAAGAGACAGCCAAAGATTAGGGAACTGCAACCATTGCCGTAGTGGCGACTTGCGGAAACTATAAATCCGAGAATTCTAACAGCGTTTCATTTACCTATGATGCAGGTCACGCTTATATTAGCTATTACACGGATGGACAACCGGTGCAATGCATTGTTTATTATTATAGTGATGGTTGGTGGCACGAATGCATCCCCCACTACTATACTCAGGACGGTTGGATCGAGTGTTCTTCTTAAGGAGTGATTCATATGGCAGATATTGCAAATCCGTATATTGATATACGGTTCCAAGCAAACACAAAAACAAAAACTATTGAACCTCTGTATCAATATGACCACGGTTTGAGATTCAGGATATATGGCCTCGATCTTACGAAGGCAATGATCATTCATTATTCTTACGAAGGTTAGCTGGAAGCGCTTAGTGTGAAATGCAGTGTTGAAGAAGATCATTTCCTCGCTGTTATCCCTGATGTTCTTTTGATGCAGCCTGAAGATTTGAGAGCTTATATTTATGTCGAAGGTGAAGACAATGGTTCGACGGAATACGTAATCAACATTCCGACAATCGTAAGACCAAAGCCTACGCAACTCTATACACCTGAACAGATTGATAATTATAGTTCCGTAATGTAGGAAATCACGGATGCGATTCAAGAAGTTGATACGATTAAAGAATCTTTGGAAGAAGTCACAAACGACGCCTATGAAGTTCTTGAGCGCATAGGTGGTTGGGCTAATGCATCGGCAACCGCAGAATCTGTTCCGTATGGATCTCTCCCAACGGTGTCAATGAGTGAGGACACGGATGGCAATAAGATCCTGAAGTTCGGTATTCCAGAAGGTAAAACAGGTGCAGCAGGAAAAGACGGGGAAAACGGCAAAGATGGTGACATAGGGCCTCAAGGTATTCCAGGAGTTGGCGTGCCGTCCGGAGGATCTCAGGGCCAAGTTCTGGCGAAAAACTCTTCTGGAGATTACGACACTACATGGGTTGACCTTCCAGACGGCGGACCCACGATTATTACACATCCGGTCACGTCGGTTAATGAGAAAACCGGAGATGTTGTATTGACTGCATCGGATGTGAATGCAAGACCGGATAGCTGGACACCAGCAATTGATGAAATCGACGGGTTACAAACAGCATTGGATAATGCTGGCTCTGTAAAAACGTGGAACGGTATTGCTCCGGACGAGAACGGAAATATCTCCGCGCAAGTTGTTGATGTAGATCTCTCTGGCTCGGAAGAAAGCAATGGAGAACCAAAGAAACCTCTGTATGCACTACGGATCGGCGGTCAGCTCTTCTACCCCGTTACCTCCGCAGACCAAATCATTCTAAGTAATGGTGAAAAACTTGAGATTGGCGGCAAGCTGAATATTCCAACCATTACTGTCAATGGTATCGAAGCAGTTGGAAACAACATTACTCTAACCGCGCAATCTGTTGGAGCATTGTATATCGATGAAGACGGGGCAATTGAAGACGATGGAGTTGTGCAGACATTGAATGCGGACACCCTGGCGGGGATGACATATGAACAGCTTAAAGCTGATATTGCTCAGAATATTGACATTGATATTGACCCCGAAGACATCGGAGCTGCAACTTCCGGGCATACACACACACAATATGTCGAAACAAATTCTAGCCCCACATTCAATGTTGTGACGGCGAATAAAATCATTGGGGCGGTGTATCAGTAATGACATTTTGCAGCGGAGTGATGAAGTATGCCGGTTAATCAAATCACTATAACGCAGACACAGACGGGCATTTCGATCAATCCGGCGGATTATTACTTGCAAGGATTGTCTGTGGATGGGCATGTATCGTTTATCAATCAGAGAGACGAATATCCTTTCGGAATGCATTTGTGTCAAACGCCTTCCGGAACATTAGTCGACGCCGAATCTAGTTATTATGTTCAAAGCGGCGAGACGGTTGCTCTTAAAACCGCGTTTCCTGGCCGTGATCTCGTGGGGAAGTATATTACATCCAGTAATTTAGCGTTTAATGCGGTAAAGATTGTTCTTCCGTATACCGCCTGCAAAGGTCCATCGTGGTGTAGACTAGAATCTGACTATTCTGCCGGAGAAGGCGTAAAACTCAGATGGGGTGCTGGTGTTGCCGGAAATAACAATCCCATAGCTCGTTATAATGTATACCGAATCGAAATGGATGAAAACTGGACACCAGAAAATCCAACGAATCCGGTGTCAGGCTTTGAGTTTGTAACATCCACGCCTGCAAACCAAATGGAAACCACCGTGTATCCACCGGAAGAAGCCGGGCATTATTACGGCTATATTATTGAAACCGCAGGACAGAATTATACTGAACAAAGCGAGTATAGTGCATGTCAAAGTGAATCGCTTTTGCGAAAAGTCGGTATATGTTCCGCTCCATCCTGGTGTAGACTTAGTGCCACAGAGTCAAAAGGCGAGGCCGTAACGCTGAGTTGGGGTGCTGGTCAATCTGGTGTAGGGAATGCGTTGGTTGGATACGAGGTATGGGTCGCGCCATATGATCCGGACGGAGATTACCCGGGCGATGAGCTTTGGGAGTATATTGGAGAAACGGGAACAAATGTAAGAACAATGCAGGTGTATCCGCCAGATACGCCAAATACTTACTACCTTTTCTCCGTGCTGTCGGTCGGCGAAAACTATTATTCAGGAGACGAATGGCGTGACAGTGAAAATCTGCTGCGGCGGGTGCATGAATCATTCGGTCCATGGACGGACACTGCTTTGATTCAAAATGAAACCAAAATCAAGGCGATCCATATAACTGAAA